ACCGGCTGCTGAGTCGACGAGTACAAGCAGACCAGCGCCACAACTATTAGTATGGACAGCTTGATGTCCATCTCCTACTTTAACTTGTGGAAAATAAATCGGGAATAGATGTCTGTAATTTTATCATTTTCCTCCTTCGAGAATGGTTCCCATTCGATGAGAGCCAGCTTGGCCGCGAAGCACATGTCGACCAGGAGCGACTTGTAACACAGAGGCTCAGGGATTGCTCCTTTTTGGTAGTATGGCCCGTTGCCAAAGTTTACCAGGATCATCTCACCGTAGCGTGGTCCTGATTTGCCGATGCTCGGCCCCCGTTGGATACCCTCCCACTCGAGGGGTCGCTTCAGGATCTTGGTGGCGTCCGGAACCACTCCCATAAACTTACCCCCTGGCTTGAGGAGGTTGCTGATTGTCTGGATACACATCCTGGCATAATCCTCCGACTGGAAGATGTACTGCAGAGAAAAGTTGTAGCAGACGACATCAAACTCGATGGCAGGAGCTTGGAGCACATCACCCTTGAAAAATTCAGTCGTAGGGTGAACATTCACAGCTCGATTCATCGCCTCCAGGAGAGACTCTTCATCCGGATCGCACATGTAAAGCTTGGCATCGATCGCACGCCATTTTTGGAGATCACCTCCTCTGCCCGCTCCTACATCCAGGACGAGCGAATTCTTTTTGACGCTCCTAGTGATAAATTCACGCTTGAGGTCATTGTGCAAGTGGCGCAGTTTTTCCATTAAAGAAATAGTGTGCGGTACTCTTAAATGTCTTTGGAGCAGGATCTTACTACTGTCCCAGGCCAACTTTATGCACTCATTTCACTCGTCGGCCCAGAACTGCCCCAGAAGGCTGAAAAGTTTGGCCTCAAGATTCGCGGTGTGTTTAACACTCGCGACGAGGCTGCCAACCACGCAAAGCGTCTGCAGCGCGAGGATGCTACGTTCGACATCTATGTGGTTGACATGTACAAGTGGCTGCTGATTCCTCCAGACCGTGACCGTATCGACGATGTCCACTACCAGAATGAGAAGCTTGAGGATATCATGACCAAGTACAAGGAGAATCAGCGTATGGCGGCTGCAATGTTCGAGAAGCGCAAGAGGGATATGACGGCAACACCACTTCCAGGAGATACCCCATTCATCGATCCAGGAGACGAGAATTCCAAGTACTACAACCGGCCCGATGTCCCACCCATTCCCCACCCGTCCGAGATTCTGGAGGATCTCAAAAAGGAGTTTCCAGACAAGGATATCAGCGATCTTGTGAAGCTGGCCGACGAGCGTATCGCCGAAGAGATTGAGCGCCGCCGTATCCAGCAGGAGCAGGAACGCGATGAGGTTGCGAAAAAAGCTTAGGTTAGAATAAGATGCCACCAGCGTTGGCAATTATAGTAAACGTCATCACCATATTCATGGTACTCAGTCTGTACTACATAGTATATACCCAATATCGCAAACGTGACCGTCCACAGGATTCAGCCATGGACATCTGGAAAGACATTGCGAGTACCGAAAAAGAAAGCGCGTGGAATGGATTTTTAAATGAAACCATTGCACAGGCCCGTATTGGTCCAGTGGGATCTTTTGTAAGCTTTGAAAAGACGCCGCCTTTGATGGCTCGGTTATACAAAATTAACGTTGAATAATCACTGTGCTTGTCATCGACTTGCCTACAAATAAACCAGCCACAAAAGCTAAAAATATCATAAAGAGGATCTTTTTCGTCAGTCCCATGAAAAAGCTCGTCTTTGGTTCGGGAGGGGGAGGCTCATTATAGTACATGTATGGTGGGTACTGTTGCTGCTCTTCTTCCATCATCATCTGGGGTGGTTCCGGTGTCTGGGGTGCTGGTGGAAGATCAGTATATTGTCTTGGAATGCGAGGAGGTGATGGTGGAGGTGGTGGAGGTCTTGATGACATAAATGTAGAAGCAGTTTCCATCTACACTGTTTGGATGTTTTTTCACTCTTCATCTGTCGCATCCTCATCTGGCTCTTCACCCTCACCCTCCTCATCCTCATCGTCGTCTACAATGAAATCCTTGAGGCTACCCTCCTCGTCCTCCTCGTCCTCATCCTCCTCGTCATCATCACTAATATCCGAGTCAATGTCAGACTCATCCGAGTCGTACTCGTCTGATGCAAAATCATCCTCTACAACTTCCTGAGGTACATATCGCTCCGGCTTTTTTACTACCCGGCCTGAACGTGTCTGCTGCATCCTCTAATGGCTCTGGTATTGTCTCGTTTAAGTACTTTGGAAAGAAACGAATACCCATCCGAGCAGATGTTCTCTGAATTAATTCTTCACCAGTGAGTGCAACCCTGTTTGCGATTGCGTTGAGCTCGAGTGCGAGCTCATCCTGATCGGCTCGCTGTGTATAAAGAGACAATTCTCGGATCGCCTCAAGAGCCTCGCCTAGAGCAGCATTAGCCTCTTTTGGTTTTGTGTAAACCAGCTGCTGGCAGAGAGTCAGATTGTTTACAAACTTTCGAAACTGCTCTGGAGCCAGACCAGAATAAGGGTGAACCTCTTGTATGTGTCCCTGGAAGCTCTCAAGTGGCTGGGGGTGGTATGGAAAAAATATCGTAAATAGAAATATTAGGAGTGCTATCTTTAACCACAAGTCCATCCTTACGTAGCTCCTCTATAATAGAAGGAGGAAGATTATGCGACTGACCTGTATGCCCCTTTTCACCACATTCCGGATCGAGACACTTTTGTCGAATAGTCATACGGTGATTTTTCTTGTATATGCTAAACCAGACGTGATTACTTTTATGGCAACCCTTGATGTTTTCACAGTACCTCGAATCTGAGAGGGCACACAAAACCTCAAACTCCTTGTTCTTTTCAGATTTGATGACTCGGGATACTTGGGCATCCTGCTGGCCCTCTAGGTTCCTCCGAATAAACTCTTCTAGACGATCGGCCGATTCTTGGACTATAACATTCTTCTTATGGATATGGACACCGTGCAGACGAATCGAAAAGAGTTCTAGCAAATCAGTCGCTGGAACGATCGGCAAATCAGTCACTGTGTGCTCGGATATCCTCTTCCAGGGTTTGTACTGCGTCGATCCAGGCTCGGTCTTGTAGGACCAGAGCATCCGAAGTCCCGAACCCTGATAGACTGCAATGTCAATCGCCGTCGACCAGTCATAGTCCGACCAGTGTTCCGTGAGGGCTAAAATAATCTGCGTCCGATACTGAATAGCCTCCTGCTTATTAACATGTATGTCCGGCCAGTGAATATGTACGCCCGTCTTGACCAAATCTCCAACCATTCTCGGATCGGTCAAAGCAACAACACACGCCTGCTTAGTCGCCAGGCACATCACCTGACACATCCGTATCAGCTCATCGCCTTTTAGAGCCTCTTTATGTTTATAGTCCAAGTCGACAAATAGTCGAAAGGGATCAGTCTTTTGCTCAACAACGTAAAGTTTTTTGTTATGCAACAGACTATCAATGTAATACGCATGAAAAGCAGCTGGATCGTCAACCGAGAGAATGCCTCCGTTCAAAAGAACATGAGTCACAGGCTCGTCGGATTTCCGAGTCCATCTGTTCATAACTATTACGGTCGTTTAATCTTTAATATAATCCTTTGTTTCTGTGTAGGTTTCGATTGAGGAATATTATCGTCCCTACTTGAAATCCAAATTTCATTAATGTGAGCCCGCCAAGGAATTTTGAGCTTGTCAAGTTTCTTTCTACACATGACGCACGGCCAAGATGTTCCCATCTGACCATCGGCTCGTTCTCTTCGTATTGTCATTTCACCAAACTTGCGGTACGTCCAGGCAGTAAACTGGGCAGGTGAATTCCCTTTGCGCCTTGAAAGCTCCATCAGCTTGTTAATCATTATTCGCTCAGCGCAGCAGTGGCATGTGTTACCTGCAAAATGGCCTTTGAGGCTACAGCTTACAAACATACCATAAAAGAGTTTTTAGTCTTTATGCGAAGGTGTGAATAAGAATCTTTTCACAATCGAAACAATACCCTCGTCGTCCGAATCGGACTCTTGTGGAGAAGCTTGCTTATCATCCTCTTTCTTTGGTTCGGGAGCCTCCTCAGTCTTTGTCAGAACTGGTGCCTCGTCATCGTCGTCCGAGTCCTCCTTTTCGGCCGGAATCATATCGACAATATCATCCGGCTCGACTGGTTTGGCCTGTTTGGACCGCTCGTCGTTAAGCAGTTTGAGAATGTCAACCATCTGGAGCTTCATGAGCTCCTCCCTGTCCCCCTCTCCTCCCCTGAGCTTGATGATCCGGTCAACGAAGTATGATTTACTCTTCATTTTTAGTAACGCAGAGAAAACGTCTGGCGATCTGACGAGCGAAGCATACAATGAAACTCTGGATTCTGAATCACGTACCGAGAAATCAACGGCCAGAGTTTACGTTTGGACATTCCCTCGAGGGTATCAAATTCGAGATTGTCATTCTCGTCGTAATTTTTGCGAAATGCAGTCTGGTGGTTCTCCATCTTCTTCTTCTCCTCGGTAAACTTTGATACGATGGTTGACTGCTCGGACGTAGTCATTGGCATATCGAAAATGTAAACGTGGTATGTTGCGCCTTCATCGGTCGTGAAGTTGAAATATCGGTATGTACCATTTTTCAAATTCATTATACCACGAGTCTCCTCTTCGAGTTCGCGAACTGCACAACGGAGAGGGTTGTACACTTCACGTTTTCGACACCCGCCTGTGACAAACGTCCATTCATGGTATCGACGGTCGTGAACAAGCAGAAAGTGCGGTTTATCATCTATATAAGACACAGGAATGGCTATAGCTTTGTGCTTGCCTTCCATCTACGATTCCTGAAGATATTTATTAATGGTACCCGAACGTGGGTCATATGTTAACATAAATACAAAAGCCGCGAGTGCGATCCAGGCTACCCAGTGCATTACTATATATCAGCATATTTCCACTGGAAGCCTCCTATGTGCCTTACCAGATACCAGCTGGCGAGATTGGTTGGAAATAGGCTTAATTTCCATATCTTAGCCCACCCATTCCATTCTGGATGGTGAGGACGTTGTAGTTGACTGCGTACAGGAAACCCTGAGGAGCCACACCGACGCCCGAGCCCAGGACGCTGTTGAGGGTCCAGCCAGATGCCAGGACCGACTTGATGCGGAAGGTGTCAATGCGAGAGAAGTTCAGAGTACCGGTTGGCTGGTACTTGGCCGTATCCAGGCAGAAGGGGATGACCAGCACGTTCGAGCGGACATCGGCACCGGCGGCGTGGAAGCCGTATGGGGTGTGGTAGTACTGGGGCACCTCCACAAAGTGGGGCAGCTGGCGGTACTCGCCAATGTCGGTGCCGTTAATCTGGAGCAGAAGCTGCTGGTTCACGTTCGAGAACGAGGCAACGTTCGAGGCGATAAACTTGACTGGGTGGCTGAAGACCACCTCCTGCTGGTAGTCGTTGTTGATTGGCACACGCTGCACCTGGGTGATCAGCATCTCGAGCGTGCTCTTGGCAAAGTGCTCGCGCTCAATCGAATCCAGGTAGATGAAGTTGGCCCATGCGCTGAACTGCAGGTTCATTGGTGCGACTGGCTCGACCGACACATTGGGTGGGAAGAGGCCAATCTCCTGAGATACCACTGCGCTGAACGTCTGGCTTGGGAAAGACAGAGTCAGAGTCTGGGCAATGTCAGCATTGGTGGGGTCGTAGGTCACTGCAGTCACGTAGACAATACCATCCAGACTAGTGTTGGTCAGGACCATGCCTGGCACAATCTTCTCGCCAGCCTGAGAGTTGACAGTCGCGGTCGAGGTCGTGCCTGCGACACCGAGAGCTGGGATGTAGATAACTGCCGAGGTGGGAGGGTTGTAGAAGTAGATGTCATTTGCGGCTGCGGTCGTAACTGCATCCCATGACTGGGATGTGGCCATGTCGACGGTGACGGTACCAGTCTGACCAGTGATGGAGGTGGCTGTGACGTGCAGAAAGCCGGTAAAGGCCGAGCCGCCGACGATCGCACCAACGTCCACTGTACCAGTCACGTTACTGACCGTCAGTGTCGCGGACGTACCTGGACCACCAGAGCTGATCGAGTACTTGGCCGAGCCATCCTCGAGGGTTGGGTCGTAGTAGGCACCGGTGGGTGCACCCTGAGGAATCTGGACGTTAATCTTCTGACCCCAGGTGATGCGGATGTCCACATCGTGCATCTGGAGAGCAATCAGAGGCAGAGCCGTCTGCCACTCCTTGCAGAAGAAGAACTTGAATGGGTAGAAGGCGTTGTCAGCATTGGCGATGCTGGTCGTCTGAGGAATGTAGCGCTGAGAGTAGGTGGAGGCCATGCAGACGGGGTCGATGTTGAAGGTGTAGAAGGGGTCCTGAAGGTCAATCACCTGGCCGCCAATCAGCAGCTCCACGCGATCGATAATCTGAGACCAATCAAGATCAGTACGAAGGAGACCAGTGTTGTCACGTGCCGTAAGGTACATGTAGCTCAGTAAATCACCCTTGCGCTCAACACGAATCGTCGAAATACCACCTGGAGTTGGCATACCCTGGATCAGCTGACGCTCGACCGAGGATGCAAAGTGGGTGTGACGCTTGTACTGTGAACGAAAGAATGAAGCCTCAGGGCTGCCCGTAAGGTGGACATCCTGAACGCCAGTAGCAACGAGCTGGGCAATACCACCAGACATTTACTACTATAATGTATTTTTTTTAGCTCAAACTGCGGCAATAGATTTTGAAAGCGGATTGTTTGAAAGCTGCTTCTGTGCTACATCAAGCTTGCATACCCATGGGTTGGCATTACCCTTGTATCCGTTGAATTTTGCGTAGTTTGGAGTTGTGTAATTGCCCATTCGGCCACCATCAGCAGGTCCAGGGGGGAATGCCATGTTATCCTGACGGACGGTGGTTACCGCGCCGTGGGCATTCACAGGGTCCGCTCGGACATTCATACGACCACCAGGCAGCATACGGCCGGTACCATTGTTACCGCGGTACATGTTGCCGCGGAGGTTGTTGGCCTCAATCTCAAACCCAGAGTCTTTGCGGAAAAACTGAGTACCAAAGCCGAGACCGTCGTCGCCGCGGTTTACAGTCTGAGACTTGCGAGTAGGCTGAGCCGTCTTTTGGTACTTGGGACGAGACTCTGGTGCCTGAAGAGGGCCCCCCTGTCCCTGAGCAACGCCGCGGCCAGGTGCGCGGTGGTAAATCTTGGGTGGACGCTGCGTCTGCGTAAGGCCACCTTGTTGGGTCCAGCCAGACGGGACGATCGAGCCTGGAGGACCGGAGCGACCCTCGAGCTGTACCAGACGATCCTCGTTGACGTTGGTTGGCAACACGCGGAAGATTTGCTGGAAACCACCCGCCGCAGGGATGTTCGGGCCGACACCGAGACCTGGGCCGACATTCTGGCGCTCGACTGGTGGAAAGTTGTTCATTTTATTCGTCACCGCCTGACGATTGTACAAGTTGTAAACTGGCTGTCCATATGGATTTCTGTTGGCCGTCGGCGAAACATCGGAAAACGTACCAGCAACCTCGCGCTTACGGACGGGTACACCAGGGAATGGGTCATTAATGACCGATCCTTGGAGACCCATGTCGTTCGAGTTGAGATGATACGTTTGACGAGAACCTTGAGGAAACTGATCCATGATCGCAACACGTGGAGGGGCATCCACCAGGGCATCCTCGCGATCACTCATCTTCTTTCCTGCATATACTAGACCAACAACAGCTGCTAGGGCTAATGGGTCCATTACTATCTTTTAACAATATTTTAACGGGAACAAGGCGGCTTGAAGACCTTCGGTCTTCACTTGCAGTCGTTACGGATTGACATTCCGAGAATCTGTGGGCTGATACGCGTGGGTGGTGGAGCCACCTGGTACCGCTTTCCGAAAAGGATATTCTGAAGGTCACCACGAGTCGTTACTGGATCTCTGGTCCAGACACGACCTGGCTCGAGGCCGTACATCTTGGGAAAGTCGAATGGCTTTTCCGTCCAGTAACGGTTGAAACGAGACGTCATCTGTGGGCGGAGGACATCGTCCGTCGCTACAATCTCAGTCAGCAGTGGTACCAAAGGACCACGCTCCTGAACCATACGCAAGCCTGGCTGAAGAAGTGGCATCTTTAATACTACAATACATTAAAAACTCGAAGTCTGGGTCGTACGGTTAAATACGCCACGCTGGTGGACACGCTCAATAGCTCTGAAGCTGTTGTCGGGATCGCAGGCACCTGGGGTGTCGCGGCACATTGGTGCGTTGCGATCGCCATAGGCTGCAGTCATGAAAGCCTCAATGTCGTTAGGGATCGTTGTCGATGCGACGGTGTAGAAATTGCGCTCGGCATCAGCCTGTCTCTCGAATGGGTGAATAACGTCCCACTGCTTGCGAACCTCCTCGCGAACAGTTGGGTAGTAGGCTGCGGACGGACGATCTGGGTTGTCCTGATAATCAGTAATCAGAACGTTACCCATGGGGTTGTCGAACGTGGGCATGGTGACGCCACGCATAGCCCGACCGTCATTGACTGCCGCGAATGCCCGACCCTCCTGAATCATACCTGCGCGGCTCAGCATATAAAGAATACCAAGCACCAGTGCTGCCAATGCGAAGATACGAGCGTCACGCTTGATGATGTATATAATCACCGTCGCGTAAAGGATGAAACGTATCGTCGAATATGTACGGTCTTCGGCCGTCTGACGTGACGACGGCCAAAAACTCAGCAGCTTATCATTTCGGAAAATCTGTCGAAAGTCCATTATTACTATTACTTCTTCTTATTTTTTGGAGGCTGGCTGCTGGCACCGCCCATGAGGGACATCATGCTCTTCATAAGTGCATCCTCGTCAATACCGTCCGTCTTGATCTTGCCCTCGAGCTGCTCAGCCATATTTTCAATCATAGACATAGTCTCAGGTGGGATTGCGCTAATCATCATACCGAGCATATACAGCGACTGAAGGTATTGCCAGATGGCATTCTTGGTATTCTCGGACAGAGACTCGTTCCAGTGAACCTTCATATTCGTATCGCGCAGAAACTCAATATCCTCCGCGTGCTCGCGGAAAAATGACTCATCCTTGTTCTGCATCTGCTGCACATACGGGCCAATGTTCGACATGAAAGTAGTCAGAGGCAGACGAGCATTTGCCATACGGGCCATCTCGAACGACTCCTGATAACTCTTGATCGCCGGCTCCTCTGGAAAAGTCTTGACGAGCTCGTTAATAAACTGCTCCATCATATCGTTGAATGCATTGATAGTCGTCATTTATTAAACTGGGACGTTTTTTCTTTAAACGAAATTCACGTCCGAAGGACGTGCTGTTAGAGCGGGCGAAAAACGGTCCTTCGGACCGATTCTCTTAATAAGGTTCGGTAATAATCTGCTCATTCTTAACACCACTGTACGACATGATGAAATATACCAGGATGGCGTTAAGCATCGCAGGTTTCATATAGGTTGAATTCGGAAGTCCCGTCTGGTTGTTAATCTTGTTTTTAAAGTAGACGTATGCGGCTGTGATTACGGCTGCAAAGACTGCTGCAACTGTAGGGTCCTTTAGATCCATTAAAGGATATTAACTTTTTAATCAGGCTAAATTGGCGGATGGTGTACCCTCCGTCTTTTCGGCTGCATCGTCAAAAAGAGACTCTTCTTGTGGCTGCTGCTGAGTCTGCTGCGAGACTGGAATTGATTTCACTTCTTCTGGCTGTTGAGGTGGTTGTTCGGGTGGTTGAGTCGGAGCCTCCTCTGGCAGAGCATCGATAGGATCCATTGGCTCCTCCTGTGTCTGCTCTTCCTCCTGTGTCTGTTGCTCCTCCTCGTTGAAATTGAATCTTTCTTCATCGTCCGCAATAAGGTTCAGAAGAATCTGTTGCATGGGAATCATTTCGTCCATCGTCTTTTTGATGACGACTGTGAACCGTTCTGTGAGTTCAACTTCGCGTTCGCTTTCGGGTACATTCTTGGCAAACACCTCTGGTTTCTTGAAGAGTTCGATTGCCGCCTTTTTGTAGCACATGTGCACAAAGTATTCGGGGTCGATTTTCTTGATTGTGAGTTTGCGCTTTTCTGTGGTTAGTCTGACCGAAATCATAATCTTGATGAACGAAACGTACGTGATACTCAGGAGTTTTTCAAACATTGGGTAGTCGTCCGAAATCTCCTTTGTACGCTCCTTGACTATCGTCTGGTTCCAGTGTGGAACTTCACGCATCAACTTTTGAAACTGAATCAGCGGCTGAACACCCTTGCACATCTGTTCGCCGTCCACATACATCTTGTAAAACGCCATATTCATATGCGGAATCATCACATTGCAGAGAGCAAAGAGATATTCGCGTTTTGCTTCTACGAGGGTATCCATTAATACCCTAAAACATTCTTTCACCGCGAATTTTACTCGCCACCTTTTTGAGATTGATCAGGGCTGGGAGTTCTGCAATCTCTTCTGGAACTTCCTCGCAGACTTGGTCCTTGGATTTTACATCCCATGTGACATACATGTTTGAAGCGTCAATGTTCCGGACGATGTATCCGAGGTTGCGAAGCTGGCGCGCGAGGTAGGCTGTGGCTGACTCGACGTCGTACATCGGGAAACCAAAAATCATCTGGGGGGTTGACAAAAAGACTTGACGATCGCCAACCTCCACGGCATATCGAATCTTTTTATCAAACTGTTTGAGAATCTCCGAGTACGTTTCTTTGCGCACACGCCTCTTCTCGGATTCTATTTTCTGGATATCTTTGACTGATATCATCCTATTACTGATTAACACCCTTTAATGTCTCCAAAACCGCAGTCTTGACATCCTTGTACGGTGTGTACACGTCTGGTTTGTATGGCTGGAATGGACCTTCCATTGTTGGTGGAATCGTCTCATTCTTGGAAATGATCGAAACCTTTCCGCCGCTGATCCGCCCCAGAACGTCGTACTGGACTCCGAAAAATCCTCGCAGGTTGATGAAGAGCATACGGGCCGTCAGCGAGCCGTCTGGATTCTGGTTGATGAAAATTGTTTCGACTGGGAAAAGGTTCTGGTCCTCCTTGCGAACAGCCGTGGCCAGATCCTGTATAACAGTCTCAGGCACGGCTGTTCCAGACTGACCACCACTGTAGAAGGATCTTGGCGTGCTGAAATACCACAGTGTAAAAACTACGAGGGCTAACAAAACGAGCACCTGCATCCTACTATACCCGCGCCAAAAATTTTCCAACAAAATGATATTGATTTTTAGGATGGCAACCCTTGTGTATTCGGACAGATGTACCCACTGTATGGATATCATACAATTCATCCAAGCCACACCATCTCTGAAACCGCTCGTAAAATATCACAACATCAACAAGCTCGGGGTTCCTTCACCCCAGATTAAACGTGTTCCGACGCTCGTCACCAAGGAGAATAACATACACGTTGGTGCTGAGGTGAAAAACTGGCTCACATCCATGATGCCCTGCGACTTTAAAGAGTTTGAGTCGGCTGACATAGGGATGGCCAACCTCGATCAGACGGACGGCGACACATTCTTCATGCTCGACAATTACGGCGTCAGTCTGAAGCCTGAAGTTACGGCCGAACTCCAGGCCCGCATAGACGCAGATCCATCATCTCTGTATAACAACTTAAAGAAGTAACCACCGGTCATACTAATGAAACTTAGAACTATACAGGCGAATGCCATCAAGAGTATATTTGAAGTTTTAAAGGATATCATCAACGACGTCAACGTCTATTTCAAGGAGGATGGTATCAGTATTCTGGCTCTGGATACGGCTCGAGTGGCTCTCGTCCACATGCATCTTTCGGCTGAAAACTTTGAAGAGTATGATTGTCCTGAGCCAATCATTGCCGGAATGAATATGGCGAATACGTACAAGCTGCTCAAGTCGGTGACGAATAACGACACGCTCGAGATGAATATCGCAGGTTCCGAGGTGATTGAGATGATTATCCGAAACCAGGTGAAAAAGTCTTCGTCGACGTTCACACTCAAACTGCTGGAGATTAACGAGGATATTCTGGAGCTGCCAGAGCTCGATACTGACATTCTGACAACTTTGCCGTCGGTTGATTTCCAGCGCATCTGCAGGGACATGGGAAATCTATCAAACGAGATTGACATTTGTCGCGAGGGTGACCAGTTGATTCTGAGTTGCCAGGGTGACTTTGCGAACCAGAGCACGTCGTTCGAGTGTCCAGAGGTTTGGGATACCAAAATGGGCAACACGTTCAGTCTCAAGTACATAAATCTTTTTACAAAGGCGACTGGTATGTGCTCGAGCGTACAGATTATGCAACACGCAGAAGAAGAAGCAATGCCGATTGTTTTTAAATACAGTATTGCAAATTTGGGAGAGATGAAATTTTATCTCGCACCGAAAGTTAAAGAATAATAGTTTTAATAATTTATGGAAGCCAGGTACGGAGAAAGAATTCAAGAAATTGAAGAATTGATCCGAATAGGAGAATGTACCGAGGCTGACTTGTATGCATACATGGCTGAAACTGCACCCTTTATTCGGGAGTACTATTCCGAGAAAAAGGTGGAGGATACCGGACAGACGAGTAATCTTTTCAAGAGTAGAAAAACTGGTTCCCAACGTAAGGATATTTATAACAAATATCTGTCGACCGTCGAGAATGAAAATATTCAGATTGCGACACCGAGTCTGATTCACAAGTGCAAGTCGTGCGGATCTTATGATCTAGAGCATGACCATGGGTCGAGTGACGACATATGCCGAACCTGCGGAGCCACGATGTATGTCCAATCAGACGAAGTTGGGTTTAGAGAGGAGCAAGATATAGAAAAAACTATAGTTTACAGCTACAGAAGAGAGAATCATTTCAATGAATGGATTGCGCAGTTCCAAGCGAAAGAATCCACTAATGTACCGAGTGATGTAATAGAAAAGCTCAGAAACGAATTCAGAAAACAAAAGATTAAAGATGTTTCTGAGATTACTCACGCACGAGTCAAAGAGTTTTTGAAAAAACTAGGACTGAGTAAATACTATGAACACGTTCCGTACATTACTACAATTTTGAATGGAATACAGCCGCCGACAATGCCTCAGCCACTCGAGGACAAACTACGAATCATGTTCAAGCACATCGAGGCTGCATGGGAAAAGAACAAGCCGGCCGACCGTAAAAACTTTTTGAGCTACTCGTACACACTTTACAAAATGTGTGAGTTGCTCGGTGAGGATGATTATCTACCCTGCTTTCAGCTTTTGAAATCGAAGGAGAAACTGTACAAGCAGGATCAGATGTGGAAATCCATATGCAAAGAACTCCAGTGGGAGTGGATAAAAACAGTTTAAAAAATCTCTGACGAAGACAAATGACCAAGAAGGGATTTGTGTACACGTGGAGAGATCCTACGGCTGCCGCCAAAATCAACTCGATGAATCCAGACTGGTACTACACCTGGAGTCTGTCCCAGATTCCAGGTGTCAATATACCATTTGTTCCTATGATCTGGAGTTCAAAGTCTCTGGCTCAGCTTCCGAGTGTCAAGGGTGACGTGGTTCTCGGATTCAACGAGCCGGACCGACCAGATCAGTCGAATACAGATGTGCCTACGGCCGTAAAATACTGGCCTCAGTTCAAGGCTACCGGCAAGAGACTTGGAAGTCCAGCCACAGCAGCCAACCCGACAAAGGCATGGCAGAAGGACTTTATGCTGTCGTGCTCGGACAGTGTCGATTTCATGTGTGTCCACTGGTATGGCTCTGCCAACCCACATACGCTGCTCAGCCTTTTGCACGACCTGTACGATTTGTACAAAAAGCCAATCTGGATTACCGAGTTTGCAGTCGCAGACTGGTCGGCCACCACTCAGAGCAAGTATTCAGAGAGCCAGGTTATAGATTTCATGGAGGCTGTTCTGCCAGCTCTCGACGATCTTCCTTATGTGGAGCGTTACTGCTGGAAGACTCGCACAACCTCAGACCCTAATATGGGAACCAGTGCCCTCTTCAACGACGATGGAACTCTGACTCGGCTCGGAAAGGTTTACTCTATGCATGGAATTATGCAGGATGATGATGTTCCGGTTTCAAGATCTGCTGCACTTATAGAAGAGGCTCTCAACAAAAATAATGAATCAGAATCTGATTAGAAGGATTCTTTATATGATGGACATTGATACTCGAATAGCTTTTAGGCTCAAGCCAAGACGGCTTGAGCCTCGATATTTTCCGATGAAGACCGGGATGCTTTATGATCCTCGTCGGAAAATACTGTACAACTTTTACCCTGTCGGATATTACGTTATTCGCCGAAACGTAAACATGACTATTGATGACGGCCTCTATATATTTTCAGGTGACCACCAGGTTGATATTTATAATGAGCGCGGTTTCCATATCATGTATTCGTCGGAGACGTGGATGACAGAACATCCTGTGCAGATGTTGAGCGCTTGAGTGGCTCGCGAATTTCGACAGTTGCACCCTTTGGCGCAAACTCATACTGCTGCTTAAATTGTTGACGAGCTGTGTTGAACTCTCGGCACATACACTCCCATACAATTTTCATGCACTCGTCGTGGGTGTTGTCTCGGACTGCTCCTTGGCAGTAGCAACAGACCTCCATACCAATTCTTCGACTTGTAACTCTAAGCCGAAATTGATGAGGATCGCCTCTGGCAGGCCCAACAGTTTCATGTACTGTTGGGCTTGGATACGCGCCGCCTCGTTGAGGCCGCGGGTCGATTTGAGTTCGACAATCATCCTTTTGTCGATGATGAGATCGGCTCGGAGGTTGCCGATGACGTGACCTTCGTACTCGATCGGAATGATTCTTTCAGTCTCGTAAGGAATGCCATGGGCGCGAAGCTCCACCTCCATGGCATTGTGATAGACAGACTCTGAATAGCCATAGCTCAGCTTTGAATAGACTTTCTGGGCAATATTTTTTATATCATTCATATATGGATACAGGGTTGTATTTTTTAATAGGATATCTAAGTAATTTTAAAAGGACGTCGTCGTCCGTCTGTTTGACGACGTGTAGAAATAAGTGGATATCGATATCTATTTCTTTCCGTATCCCGCTTTACGTCCGACGAAATCGCGATTCGCACGATAGATATTGGACAGTGTTGGATTGCGGCGTTTCTGCAGGACCATGATGGCACCGAGCTTGCGGAAGACGACCAGAGGGCCGTAGGCGGCGATCGCCTTGACCAGGGCTGCGCGGCGGACGCGATCTGACGCAGACGCCTTGTAGCCAAACTTGCTGAGTGTACCCTTGGCCAGGGGTCCAATCTTTGGGCCAGTGTATGGCTTGTTGGTACGGGCCGCCTTAACGCGGACGACGCGACCACCGACGATACGGTTATGGGCTTTGCGAATATATGGCATTTACTATACCCATATAAAAAAACTAGAGCCCTCTTTGGTATGAAGATTGCCTGCGCCGACTTTGAATCGGTCCGACTCGCCAATGGCAAGTCGCTGGTTCACAACATCTCGGTCGTGACGGGGACGCTCGAGCAGAAAAAGTTCTGGTCATCCCAAGGCCGCGGCAAGACTCCGCAGTATATCAACTCGACGGTCGTCTCCGGTGGTCCTCGGATCGATATTGTTATTAGGAGTGCACTCAAGCATCCGTCTATCGAGCTCAGTGAGAATATCCAGAATAAACTTCGACTTACGGAAGAGTTTGCCGACAAGTATGATTTTGAAAAGTATATCGCACCGGACCTTCGGACGGCCGTCAGATTTTTGATCCAGTTTGTGAATCAAAACACTGATGGGATTTTCATGTCTCACTCGTTGGACAACGACCTCCGGATCCTGTTCGAGTCTGCAGAAGTTCTAGGTGAAAAGAAGTTGTTCAAGAAGGACTTTTTGTGCAGGCCGGAGGTTGGCTGCTACCTGTCCGGTTGGGACAAGCTCACTCTGATTTGTACTCAGCGACTGCTTACAACGCAGTGTCCCAAGTTTGACAAGGAGGTTGCAGCGACTCAACCGGACACTCGCCTCGAATCTTATGCCCGAAACATTTACGGGAATGATTACGAGCAGACGCACACGAGCGTAGCAGATGCGCTCGATCTTATGTTTGTCATATGCAAGGCTTTCAATACAGACAAGTTCAAGATTGACCTCGGCAAGTCGAGACTGTTTATGAAACCGGTGTGGCGAGCTCGTAACCAAGCGTGTACATCTTAATCTTATCCTCGTGACCTAAATTGAAATTAAAAACAGGCGATTCGCCAATGTCTATATTCATATGTTTAATATCGGTATACTGAAATCTATTCTTTAGGAGAGCGCTTAGAATCATACTGACATAGCCGCGAAGATCATTAAAACCATTTAGGTTTTTGTAAATAAGATGTATAGCCAGTACATCTTCTTTATTTAGGAATGGTGCACATGGTGTCGACTCCATAAATGCACCGTCAATATAGCGCCAGTCTTTATATACTAGCGTCTCGAACAGGAACGGTACGGCGATCGAACCATAGAGAGCGTCGATGACGCTCATATTTGGATGGGTATCGACCGAAAAGTAAATGGTCTTTGAGAGGTCGAGACAGAAGGATGCGATGTGAAGCTTGATTGGAAAGTAGTGGTACAACTCCTCGAACGTGACATCCTCTTTTTTGGGCATGAGTTTCTTGAGAGCGTTCGAAAAAATACCCTTTACGCGTTCGGCCGGAACAAGTCCATAACTTTTTATAAGGGTTTTGAGGTCTGGTTTTGCTAATTTACTGATTGGAATGTTGAGCGAAACATCTAAAAGTCGTTCAAAATTCCCTCGTGCAGCAATGTACATAAAGGCGGCCAAAGCACCGGCCGATGAACCTGACATTTCTTCCAGGTTATCGAGCTGTTTGGTGTCGACCAGTTTTTTTAGCACTCCGACGAGTGCGAAATATCCAAGAACACCGGGACCGATGGCGAGGTGTTTCATCTGTCAGTAAAACTGAGGAAAATATGAACGCAGAGACGCGAAAATAAAGGCGAAGATTATGGTGTGCACAATCGATGCCGTATAAGAGCCGGGCAACTCACCTGATGGGATTGTAAAGTACTGACCTGGAGCCAAAACTGCGTACAGAAGAGCGGGCACAATCAAGTCAGCCGGTGTGTACGTCACACGCAGAATAAACTTGTAAACAACCGTAAGAACTATCGACATGAGCAGCATCTTGACAAGCAGCGACTGATTGGGGGGGATACGCATAGCATACAATGAAAATATGAATGCGGCCGGGAGTACTTTTGGGCTTGTAATATCGATAAGCATTATACTATTACTCAAGAAAAGTCACGAATAAACTGACAAAAGGTGTTGAAGCTTGCGCGCCGAAGCCATGTGTGCTGGAGACCGTTGTCTTCGAGGTAGGCCCTGATGCCCATCCAAAGGTTCAAGAGGTGTTCAGAATGCCAATCTTCCCAATCTTGAGGGTGAAGAGGCTCCTCCTCCTGCAGCTCCTCCTGATCCTCAAAGGCATCGTCGCCTGCGAAAGCGTCATAACTGTACTCGTTACCGAGACCCATCTCACTTCATCTACTATACTAGTGCCTGATGTCCCTAAGCCCCTTTCACCTTGGGTATCGTCAGAGACAGCGTCTTGGACTCTTTCTTAGGCAGAGCCTCCATGACGGTCGTGTAGCAAGCGTCTGTACGGACGACATCATTCTCGAAAAACTTGAGCAGACCGACCCGAAGCGAATCCTTCGTCAGAGATCCAGCCTTCCTGGACGTCTTGATCGACACCTTCTCCTCGTTCACCTTGACTGCATCAATCTCCTTTTCAACCATAAATCCCTGAATGTATTTACGAAGTTCCTTTTCACGCTTGTTGAGCGTCGAAAGGTCCTTGCGGGCTTCCGCCAAGTTCTTTTTGAGGTCGATCCACTCAGACATAGCCGTCTTCACGTCGTCAGCCATTTACTGAATGGAAAGAGATTTTTAGCTTTATTTAAAACTCACCTGAGCCAATCTCGAATGATGGGCGCATCACGTCGGGGGGGATCGTGGACTGGTTCCAGATAGAGACGCCGGTGCGGGGGTTGGGGGGCTCGCTGCGCTCCTGGAGATTGGCGTTGCGCAGGTTGCCACCGATCGTCTCTGGGTAGCCAATCTGGCTGCGGGGGTCCAGGAAGTTCTGGCCCTGCAGCACCTTGTCTGGAGAAAACTCACCCAGCTTCTCCTGTCCGCTGTACTCGCCGCTGGTAAAGTCGGCCATCGTAGAGAATGCGGCTGCTGCTGGGCCATTGCCAGCGGTTCTCGAAAAGTCATTCTCGTTAAACTTGTAGTAGCTAGGCTGGCGGAAAAACAGAACGTAGACAACAAGTGCAACGAGTGCCCAGAGTAACAGTTGCTTGGTCTCCATTATTAATACTTATCTATAAAAAAACTTAGTCCAGATAATCGGCCGGAGAGTCCTCCTCGACCTCATCCTGTGGAGCGTCATCAAACAGATACTCGGTAGGGAATGTCTTTTTCTGGGCGGGTGCTGATGATACGCGAATCTGTGCAATACGGAAAATAGGTCCAAACGATTTCTTCAGGAACCACAGGCCTGAGAGTTCAACCAGGACATCCAGGGTTGCATCCTTCTGGATAGATCCCAGCTCGACTGCATTCTTCTGAGTGTCGTAGGCGACAGTCACCACATCACCCTTGACGGTAGCCAGAGGTGCCTGAAAAATGGTCCCCTCGAGGGCACTCTGGTAAGCCTTCTGGATAGTCTCGTCAGCAATCTCCTTGCCGAACCAGTCCAGCTTGCTTGCCACCGCCTGGTTGATGAGATCCTGCTCGACTGAGGCTACGATCGACTGGCTCATCTCATTCAGCTGGAAAGATAAATTCTTCGAGGCGAGCAGAGTCTCATCCACAAGCTTCAACTTGTTCAGCTGGTAGAAGACACGCTCACCACCCTTGGACACCTTGAGGTAGTAACGACCATCTGGAATCTTAATAGGCTGGCTGTATTCCATGTACTAGTGTTGCTCAAAAATATTAACGTGTTCGGTCGCACAAAAAAGTTGATATACATCAGTATGTCGTGCGAAGGATGCCGGTGCATGTCTGGCGATATGAATCCACTGAAAAAGATTTGCGGCCGGCTGGAGAATGGTTACGTCTATGAATGTGAGAAGTCGTGCTGTAAGGTGGACTGTTCAGGGTCGGTTGTTACACCTATGCAGATGCTCTCGGCCCGTCTGAACAAACCAATTCAGAATGCTCCGCTGACTATCGGAAACAACCTGATGACGGCTACCGTCAGTGATGACGACCCGACCAAACTCCCTGGCTCTCCGTTCAAAACTGTCAAGGCGATCTTTCAGGATTCAAACACACCCAAGCAGTTCATCTCCCTCATGGGTATTCTGCTCTTCCTGCTGATTCTCAGCACCGTACTGTTGTTCTTTTAGAGAGCAGTCAGCGTTCGGCCCTTAGGGCCGGGTACTGAATTTTTAGACTACAGGCACCTGAGCGTATTTGGGAAGGCTGAAATACGCCGTCTTGGCCTTTTCATACGGGTTCGATCCAGACTTCATATACCACATGATTGCTGGTGCTATAAGCATGGCGATTCCGAGCGCAAACAGAAACTGGAAACCAGCAGTCACCAGAAGCATAGTTGCGATGATGAGTGTTCCGTACAGGAATTTGCGCATCATTGGAGGTATCGTGCGCTCTGTATCCTTGTAGTACTTCAGAGCCAACCAGGTTGTCATGATCAGTGCTGCTGACAAACCGATCAGAGCGATGCGAGTCATCACCATTACTATTACCACCCAAAATTACTTAAAGACGTCCACCATATATATAGTAGAAATGGCCTCTGCTACCTCTACCCCCATCACTCTCGATGACCTGTCCAAGGACCTGAAGGCGATCCGCAAGGACCTGCGCAAGATCAAGGCTTTCATTGAGGACCCCACTGGCGAGAAGAGCAAGTCTCGCAGCCAGAACAATGGATTCAACAAGCCCCTGCAGGTGACTCCCCTGCTGCGCTCGTTCCTGAAGCTGCCGGAGGGTGAGATGATCTCTCGCTCCCAGGTGACTAAGGCTGTGAACGCATATGTCACCGAGAAGGGTCTGAAGGCTGGCCAGAACATCTCACTGGACGAGACCCTCAAGGCTCTGCTGTGCCCCCCCGAGGGTACGCAGGTGACCTTCCTGAACATCCAGAAGTTCATCAACCCTCACTACATCAAGGAGGAGAAGCCCGCCGCACCCGCCAAGGAGAATAAGGCTGCCGCGCCCGCCAAGGAGGAGGAGAAGCCAGTCGTGAAGAAGCCGACGGTGAAGAAGCCAGTGACCAAGGCGTAAGCAGCATACAGGAGACGATCAAGTACGGCGACAGCGGGGGGACCTTCAACGAAAAGGGCTTAAAAAATATGTACGCTTGTAATATAACAAAGAATGTCCAGTGACGACGAGGCCAACGTAACACTCATCGAGGCTCCCTTGCTCGACAAGGGTAAGCTCGAGGCACTCGTCGGTACAAAGGTGAATAATTTATCTCTGTACCGGCGCGCATTTTGTCATAAATCTGCTAGCAAAAAGTATATAGTCGATGGATCATACGAGACACTTGAGTTTATGGGAGACTCTGTGTTGGGGTTTATCATTACACGCCATCTCTTTGATAAGTATGAGGAGAACCAAGAGGGATTTCTGACTCAGGCTCGGACGAAGATTGTCCGCGGCAAGACTCTGGCCTCGATTGCCAACAAACTCAAGTTGTACGAGTGGATTCTGATGGATGACAAGGGCATGTCCAAGAAATGGAATCACAACCCAAAGATTCTGGAGGATTGTCTCGAGGCTCTCATCGGTGCCATCTATCTCGACATTGGTATGATTCACGCCAAAAAGTTTGTGCTCGACTTGCTCAACATGGTGGAGATTTCGTTTGACGACGACAACTACAAGGACCAGATTATGCGGTGGTCACAGGCTCAGACAAAGCCTGTGCCTATCGAGTATCGTCTAGACGGTCACGCCAACGGAACCTTTTGCATCTCGCTTCTGATTGACGGTCTTGCTTGCGGCTCTGGGTTTGCGACGACCAAGAAACAGGCTGAGCAGAATGCAGCCCAGATTGCTCTCAATACCATGAAGCTCCAGATCCCCAAGAGCAGTGCGTCAGGAAAATAATATGTCTAAATATCAAATGCCATTAGGTTTCTTTTCCAAAAAGACCCCAGCAAAAAAGGCTGCCGGACCAAAAAACAAAAAGGCTGTTTCGACGATGAAGAATCTCATTGTATTTGCGAATAGCAAGAATTTCAACAAGTCTAAGCTGTCCAAGTACACGCTGAACAACCTTCTTTATGCCATTACCGCCATCTCTGGACCTCGGACCAATAACTACAACCGGAACACGTCAGGAAACTGGTTTGTCATCCGTAACCAGTCAAACCTGACCAAGAACAAGCTGCTGAATAACATTGCCCTGGCACCACCCCAGTACTACAAGAGTAACCTGGCTGCGTACAAGAAAAATGGAAGCCAGTACGCCTATTACCTGAATCAGTACTTTCCTAACAGAAAGCGTTAAAGAGTAAAACCCTATAAAAAGTAACTATGCATCCTCGGATTGCCGAGCTGCTAAAACAAAACTATGACGATCAGAGATCGGACAACTGGTACAAACTCAGAAACACAATGCTGACCGCCAGTGATTGTGCTTCTGCGATTGGGGATAATTTTTTCAAGTCGCCAGCCACCCTTATTCTGCACAAGGTTTATCCGAAGCTGAATACGTTCAAGGGTAATGAGCGGACCGAGTGGGGTCAAAAGTACGAGTCGGTCGCGCGCGACATTTACGCCGAGCAATACAACGAGGTTGTCCACGAGATTGGTCTGGCCCAGCATCCCGTACACAAGTGGCTGGGTGGTTCGCCGGATGGGATTACCGAGTCTGGGAAGCTGATTGAGATCAAGTGCCCAAACCCAAAGAATAAACTAAAGAAAGAATGCCCCAAGCACTATGTCGCCCAGGTTCAGGTTCTGCTCGAGGTTCTGGATCTCGAAGAGTGTGATTTCATCCAGTACCGTCCGGACCCATACGAGTTTGTGGTTGTAAATATGAAGCGCGATCGCGAGTGGTTTGCCGAAAAGATGCCAGTGATGAAGGATCTATGGGACAAGGTTATCCATGGTCGTGAACATGGCCTAAGCGAGTTTAGAGAAGATAATAGCACCTATAGTAAAGAGGATGCCCAGGTGTCTACACTGCACGAAGCAGTCGTCGCTGATGTTCCAGTGCAAGGCGTGCCAGAACCAGCGCCTGTGTGTGGGCTGTATCCAACTCGAGAGACATTCATGTCCGAATTTGACACTGGCAAAAGATCGAAGCTTGGAACTGCTTGAAAAGCAACTTCATTTTGAAAAGCCTAGGAAGATCGAGAAGCTATAAGTGCAATCGCCAAAACAAGTAAGAAAATAGCTGCGTAATCCATTTTCATTGGGATACGAAGCTTGTTGTCCGCCTCGACTATAATGATTCCTTTATCAAACTGCATACGTCTCTCTGGGTAACGAGAACCAAGAGGTACGGGGTGAATACCCATTGTGCCCTGAGCAAATGCCGGAGACGAGTTCACCTCTTTGGGGTGGAAACCTGCGTCTGGACGTTCACCGACCGGCTCCACCTCTTCGGTTGGAGCAACCCATCCACCTACGGGGGCGACGAGACCACCGCCGTAAATGGTGACTCCTGGCGCAAAATTGGGACCAGGAATAGCCTGAGTGTTAATCCGGTTAATCTGAATGTAATCATCCATTCGTACTATTATTCAGATACATTTTTGTTCGGACCTTCTCAGTGTGTTTTGCCCACATTTCATCAAGATCGACATTAAGCATTGCGGCCAACTGAAAGAGATAACTAAATACATCGCCCATCTCCATAGTGACATCAATACCACGATCCTTTCGTAGGTTTGTTTTCTTATAATTCTTCTGATACTGTCTTATTGCAGATGCCAACTCACCCACCTCTTCTGTAAAGAGTAGCCAGACGGTCGCGACCGAAGCCTTGTCCCAACCTTTAGTTCTGCAAATCTCCTCGGTATCAACCTTGCACTTATTCATTGTATTCGCCATACTAATACAGCGTCTGCTGTTTTTAACTGAAACCAATCTTGAAATTACCTGGCAGCTTCTGACCGTAAGTGGTTGTAGACATAGGAATGGGCAGAGGCACTGGCTGCTTGTTCACCTCCTGTAAAAACTTCATGCGCTGGGCGATACCGGTACCGATCGTCTCGGTCGCCTCCTTCACAACCTGGGCATTCATACGAGCAACCTGACCCTGGACATCGCGGTAAGGGTCTCCAACCATGTTGGTAAACACACGACCCATCAGAGCCCGAAGATCACTTTCAGCCTGACGGTCAATGCTGTACCCCGTAAGATTCTTCACCGAGTCGCGAATCATAAACTGCAGGCGTTCCTGATTCATGACAGACTTGAAAGCAGTAGATACTGGGGTTGCTGCTGGCTGAGCCATTCTATTATTGCCGTATAAAAAAATAAAGCACTTTTACTGTAATGAGGGTTATCAAGCGGTCCGGAGATGATGTGCCGATGCTGTTTGACAAGGTTGTTACTCGGATCAAAAAGTTGTGTGACGGTCTCCAGGTTCAGCCCGACAAAGTTGCCCAGAAGGTGTTCAGTGACATGTACGATGGTATCAAGACGAGCGAGATTGACGATCTGTCGGCTGATGTCGCGATCCATATGATGACTGACAATCCAGATTACGAGACTCTCGCGACTCGTCTGGTCGTAAGTAATATTCAGAAAAATTCGCCAAAGTGTTTTTCGGACGCAATGGTTATGCTGCATTCCAAGGGTACAGTGTCGGACGAGTTTATGAAGTGTGTCAGTCTGAAGCTCGATGCCGTCATCGACCACTCACGCGACTACCTCTTTGGATTCTTTGGCATCAAGACTCTACAGAAGATGTATC